ATAAATAAATGTAATAGGCAAACAACCAGGCACTTAAATTAGGCACATGTCCTACGGGAACTTGACCAATACGGAGTAACTGGATGCCCTCTCAAGCAGAACGACTAGCTATAGTCGAAACGAAAGTAGTAAACATAGAAGACAAAATTGACGCTATAAAAGTAGACGTCAAAGATCTACATGATTGTTTAGACAATACTCGAGACCTTCTCGATGCAAAGCTAGACCAAATGATGCTCGAATACAGAGAAAATCGAGATCGTTACTATCAAGTGCTTGAAGATAACAAAACTGATGCTGAACTAGCTCACGCAAGTCTAGCAGCTAAAATATCAAACTTAGAAAAACTCAAAATAAAAGTAACCATCGGAGTAGTCGCTGTCATTGCTTTTATAGCAGGTACTGGATACTTAACTCTTGAGCAGATAGCTAAAATTGTAGTTAAACTTAGCTAACTCATACCCATACGACTAGAATTATCAGAGTAGTTAAATACTCTGATGATTTACAAACTTTATACGCTAGCAGATATTACAGAAACTGGGCAATATAGGTCAAGATCTGATCTCGAACGACTACAGCAACAGAACTTTGATACAGTAATCCAGACAATTGGATTAGCTGGTAACATTGATACTTACAAAAAACCAGAAATAACTAACGGTGATATATTTGGAAACAAAGATCTTCGATGCTGGTATTTTGAATGGACAATGGAACGAGAACAAGTGTTTGAACACTTAGGAGACGAACTATTTAGACTTAAAGAATTGTTTGAATTTGTTCCTATAATAGTAAATCTTACTGAATCTGTATCTTTCGAAAAACCCATGTTTAACCTTGGCCGAAATATCATTTTTGATTTTATGCCATAAATATACTAATGCTATTAAGAGAATTTAAACTAGACAGTCTTGTAGGATCAGCAGTTCAGTTTCATGATCAGTTGAATCCAAAGCTTTGGCGCGGCCGAGAGCTTGACCCTAAGGTTCGATTTAAATTACTTAAGATAGCTAAACATTTTATTGATTTTATTAACATACCTAGTATTAGACTTAGAGATATTACAATATCTGGATCTAATGCTGCTTATACATATACAGCAACATCGGATATAGATTTACATCTAGTAGTTGACATACCTCGTGCTGCCGAGTATCATTTAAAGCCTTTATTTGATGCTAAAAAGAATCAATATAACTTTAACCATGATGTTAAAATACACGGTATAGATGTAGAAGTTTATGTACAACCTAGCACAGATAAGCATCATAGTGCTGGCATATATAGTGTATTAGATAATGAATGGCTCAGCGCACCCAAGGCAGAAAAGGCCAACATTGATGGTAGTGATGTAGAGCTTAAAGTTAAAAGTTATCTTAATAAAATTAAAATGGCACTTAGAACTAGAGACCTTGATGCTGCAAATGCTATCAAAGACGAAATAGGCAAATTGAGAAAAAGTGGATTAGATCGTGCTGGAGAGTTTTCAGTAGAAAATATAGCATTTAAAGTATTACGTGCTAAAGGTTATATAGATCAATTACGCCAACATATTTACGATTTAGAGGACGAGGCCCTTAGCCTGGAGAACATGTATGAAACGCAACGAAATCATAGTATACGAACATAAGAAAGGCGTAAGAGCCGTCAAATATAACAAGAAGCCTCAAACTACTATTGAGCCTCCTAAGCCTCGTAACCCTGTAGCTAAGAATGCTGGTGCAGCAATCGGCGGCGGTGCAGCTGGCGCCCACACTGATAAAAAGAAAGCTGCTAAGAGCGGTGAAGTAAAACACAAGGCAAAAGCATTAGATATGGCAGAAGGATACAACCCTAACAGTGCTAGTGCTGAACATCGTCGTAGCCTAGACGATCATACACGTCAAACATTAAAAGCAAAAGCAGAAGCACCGGATGCTACTGACCGAGATAAAGAACGATATCAAAATTATCTAGACAGAAAAGAACAAATGCGTAGAGACTACGATGCTCGTATGGAACGCGAAGCGATTGAACAAGAAGGATCATACAACAGTCGTAATCCAGATTTAATGAGCCCTAATGATTACGATCGTTATCAACAAGATCAAATGGACTATGACAAACGTTCTTTTAAACGTGCAGAATTACAGCACGAGTTAGGGCACGAAGACGATCCCGACTTTGAGCGCAAGATGCGTCAGCAACAGATGGATAGAGATCGAGGACCGTGGTTTATTAAAATTAACGGTAAAATTTTAAAAGTTAAAGGTGAACCAAAAGTATTTGACTGGAAGAAAGGTGCTAACAACTACGCTCTAGCTGTATTAAAGAACAAGCCAGAGTTACAGGGTAAAATCATGCTAACCAAAAAAGGTGAAGATGATGTAGCAGAAGCCGGACAAGAAGTAGGAACTATCAGTAAAGTAGATCCTATGACTAAGAAAGCTACAGTAACTAAGTCAGACGGGTCTAGCATGGAAATTGATAGTTCAGCTCTTAAACCTACTCCAGACGGCAAAATGCAAATGGACGTACCTGACTCAGATGAAATGAAATCGGGCACTAAAGTTGTTAGTACAGAAGGTGCTACAGAAGAAGAAATGATGGCACCTCCTACAGATAGTTCAAGTCCAATTCCAGGCGATAACGACCACGATGAGATCAGCAAACTATTAGTTAAAAGATTACGTAGGTTAGCAGGGCTATGAAACTAAAAGATGTTCTAAATCAGTTTGAGATTTACACTAACAACGAAGAAGATAAGTTGTTAGAAGAGCTAACTTACGCTCGTCCTTTAAGTAGTTTTGACGAGCGAGACCAGTTCACAATCGAAGGGTTGATCCGTAAAAGTTTGGTAATTAAGATAGGAGAGATTAATCCTAGAGTAATTGCTAATGACCGCTAAAGATTTAGAAAGATTTATCACAGAAGAAATTAAACGAGAAATACCCCTAGTGGTTGTTTCTAATAGTTTATTGTTTTATAAAGATATTAAGATTAAACAATTAAAGTCAGGTAACTGGTGTTTGTTTAGTAAAACAGGGGATAAAATAGCCGAGTTTAGAATGCGTAGTACCGCTAGTCTAGCAGCTAAGTTTTATCACAAAACAGATTTTAAAAACTATAACTGGGTAAAAATAATAGATTTTGAATACTGGCATAACTACACGGACGCAGAAATCTTTCAATATCGTAAAAAGCATACTAAAGACTTTGACAGACGTGATACCTTTACAGCTAGGTACGAAATGGCAAAGTCTAAAGCAGATCATTACAAGCAAGAAATAACCTCATTGTTTAAGGTTAACTTTTGATAAATAAAAATAACAGTCTTTTAGGGATTATTTTAAAATGCAAATCAAAGAATTAGCACATCCAAAAACGAGCCGAGCACTCAATGAAAGTGTTGCACAAAAATTTGGCTATAAACTAAATTTAAATAGTTTCACTATGGAACAGCTACGTGCTGCTAGAGATAAAATTACTCGCCAGCTTGCTGAATTTGAAACCAGTAGAAACTATGATGCTGTCTATGAAAGCAACGCTTATCAACGTGATCGTGCCCTATTAGACGTAATTACAGTAGCAATTTCAGAGCGTACACTTTCCCCAGGCGAAGAATCAAAGAAAGAAAAGTATGTTAAGGGAATGAAAAAGAAGTCAGGCGAATTTAAAAAGCGTTATGGCGAAAAAGGCGACGAAGTAATGCATGCCACAGCCACTAAAATGGCTAAGAAAGAAAGTATTGAAGAGGCAATGGAAGTGTTACGCTCTGTTCTTTCAGAAAGAACTCTAACAGAAGGCGAAGAAGAAAAGGCCGCTCTAATTATGAGCGCAAGAGATATGGTTGACAAGATTACAGGTTGGCTAGAAGATGTAGCTAGCATGAAGTCCGAGACTATGTTAGAATTAGTAGACTCTATAAGAGACGAACTAGGCAGTGAAGTCAGTGCTCAATTTTCAGGCAAGACAAAACCGGCACTAGATGAATTATACACAGCACTAGAAACAAGCAGAACCACAATGGCGCAGGCAGTAGCAATCCTAACTGGTGAAGAAGCACCAGGAATGGGCGCAGAGTCTCCAGAAGGTATGCCAGCAGAGCTAGGTGCAGAAGCCATGCCTACAGGTGATGATTTTGCAGCAGCTGAACCTGCAGCTGGCGGAGAAGAAGCAGCAGGACGTATGAAGCGTGAAAGCGTTGAGTATAGTCGCAAGCTAGGCACAATACTAAGTCAACCAAAAAAAAAGTAACAGAAGGCGCTGATAACTTAATTCGTGTATTAAACGCATTAAAGGCTCGTTCAGATTCCAAGGGCGTTCCGGGGCAATTTACCTGGGATGCCCTTTCTAATATGATGCGTAATTTCTCTGGCACTGCTATAGATTACGAAACATTTAAATCACAGTTTGACGCTGTACCACAAATCAAAAACATTGTAGATAGATTTGACGGAAATGGTTTAGTACTCAAAACTAAAGAAAAACCTGAAGCTACTCGTTCGGACAAGAATAATACTGGATTAGATCAAGCGGCCAGTCGAGCAGCGGCTAAATCACTTCAACAACCCGGTTGACAATTAAGTCATAGTGCTATATACTGTACTATGACTTTACTTGTATCAAAATATAACTATAAACCACTCTCTAGAGACGATTCAACAGGACGCAGACTGTATCAAACACCAGACGGTGTTGCTGTTCCTAGCGTAACTACAATCTTAGATAAAACTAAACCAGCTGAAGCCCGTGAAGCATTAGCTCGTTGGAAAAAGGCTGTGGGCGAACAAAAAGCCCAAGAGATTACCACAGAAGCTGCCGGACGTGGTACTCGTATGCACAAGTTTTTAGAAGATCATATTAAAGGGGTTGCTCTTAAAGAATCAGTAACTAATCCTTATGCACAACAAAGCTTAGATATGGCTCGTAAGGTTATAGCTGAAGGCTTCCCTAAAATTAATGAAGTATGGGGATCAGAAGTGCCCTTGTATTTTCCAGAACTATATGCGGGAACTACTGATTGCTGTGGTATACACGAAGGTGACGAAGCTATTTTAGACTTTAAACAGACTAACAAACCTAAGAAACTAGAGTGGATTGGTGATTACTTCTTACAGCTAACAGCCTACGCCCTAGCACACAACGAAGTACACGGTACAAACATACGCAAGGGCGTTATTCTAATGTGTAGCAAAGACTACGAGTATCAGGAGTTTATCCTAGAGCCCAAGGATTTTGACTACTGGACAGAAGAGTGGTGTAAACGTGTGGAGCAGTACTACCGTTTGAACAGCTAAATATCGTATAACGAGGATATTTCAATGGCTGTTGTACAAATAAGCAGAATTCAACTACGCAGAGGCAAACGCAATGAAGGTAGTGGACTACCTCAGCTGGCCAGCGGAGAATTAGCATGGTGTGTAGACACACAGGAGTTGTTTATAGGCAATGGTGCTGTATCAGAAGGTGCACCTGCTGTAGGACTAAACTGTTGACCGATAAAGACAGCCTACTTGACCTAGGAACATACGGCTATAAAGCAGATGTTGCTGCCATACAAACAGGCTCAGATGTCAATTTCCCTGTAGTCCGTACATTACAGCAAAGATTTGATGATCGAGTTACTAATCCTGCTTATGGTATTGAATCTAGCGGTCTTAATCAATACGAAAAGATTCAACGTGCCATTGACAATCTGTTCCTTGACATGGCCTACGAAGTTGAAAAAAGTAGAGTTGTATTAGAGTTTTTACCAGGTACATACACATTTAATCAAACAATTTATTTGCCTAGTTATGTTTCTATTGTAGGCGCTGGTTCTCAAAAAACAGTCTTTAATTATACTGGCACAGGAACAGCGTTTGAGTTTGTTAACGATACATCTACAAAGACAGTCCGTAGTTCTATTAATTCAACAACTTATCTTAATCAGCCTAAACATACCTTGCTAAAAGGGTTTACTATTAACACTACTGGTAATGCTGTAACTGCAATTAAATTAAATGCAGTTCGAGATTCACAATTTATAGATTTAGAAATTACTGGATCTTATAACGACTCTTCAGCATCTTTAACAGCTACTAGCAACGGTTTAGCCATGTATGCTTTAAGTGCTATTATCACATGTCAACGTAACATTTTTGATAATTTCAGCATTAACGGTTTTGCTAATGCTGTATTTGCTAAACAAGATATTCGTAATAGTAAATTTATTAATGGTCAACTGGTCAATCATAGACAAGGATTTTATTTTGGTATAGGTGCTGATGGTATATCGGTCGGTGAGCAGTTTGGACCTCGTTACATTACTATTGAAAATTGTTACTTTGAAAATATTGACCTTGAAGGCATTTATATAGCCAAAGGTTATAGCAATCGATCAGTTTCAAATACTTTTGTTAACGTTGGTAGCAATGGCGGCGGTTATCAAGATAACGAATCAAGCATTGTAAGATTTACCACTACTGGTAATACTTCAGAGTTAGATAACTTTGACAGATCAAATCCTGTAACAGCTTCTCAGGATCTTGAACAGGCAAACTTTGGATTAGTTTACAAACGAGAAGTTAGTGGAAAGGCATTGTATGCTAAGAAAGAACCTAGAACAATTACCTTAACCTATAACACTTCGCTTACAAACTTATTCCGTTTACCTACAGTAGAAACTACAAGCTTTGAAATTAATTATGTTTTAGAAAGCACATTTTATACACAGGTAAGAAGAGGCCGAATTCTTATTTCTTATGACAAAGATGCTGACACACTACAAGTATCAGACGAATATGAATATACCGGTTCGACTAATGAAGACACAAGGATTGTATTCAATGCCTCATCAGCAGCTTCTACTGATTCAGTTATGATTCAATACATAAACAATAATACATTTGACACAAATATTAATCCAACAATAATGACTTATACATATAGTGCTTTAAGTTGATCTATGCTGATCAAAGACCGTACACAAGTCTCTACCCTTTGGTATAATTTAAGGCGACAGTTAGAAAACGATTTAACACCGTTCGAAACTGTCGCTAATTTTTTCGAACAACTACCAAAGGTCAAAATATATACCGACCCCTATGATCCTGACACATGGCCGACACCATGGGAACTCATTGACGAAAATGAATACTGTCAGTTCAACATCTTATTAGGTATATGTTACACCATTCAATTAACCGAGCGTTTTAAGAATTGTCATCCAAAGATAAATGTAGCTATTGACACAATCAATAAAACTGTGTATTATCTTCTTATAATAAACGATAAAGTATATGGTTACGATTCAAATTGGATCGAAGCCTCAGCTCTACCTAAGTCGTTGAAAATACAAAAGATGTATGCAATGAAAGAGCTGCACTAAATACGTCCTAGACTTTAAAAAATTATGACAAACATCACCGTTATTAAAAGAAATGGTTCTAAAGAACCCTTAACAATAGACAAATGGCAGACACAAGTAGCTAAGGTTTGCCAAGGCATAGCAGATGTTAGTCAATCAATGGTAGAAATAAAAGCACAACCACATTTTTACGACGGAATCACTACTAGAGAAATTGATGAAATAACTCTAAGAGCTATTGTTGATCTTATTGATGTTGAGCACAATCCAGACATCGGTCATACTAATTATCAGTATGTAGCAGGAAAACAACGTGTTAGTATGTTACGCAAAGATGTATATGGGTCTTACAATGTTCCTCGACTGTATGATATAGTTACAAAGAATGTAGCCACTGGTCTTTATACAAGTGAACTGTTAACATGGTACACTGAAGAAGAGTGGAACAAGATGGATACATTTATTGATCATAGTAAAGATGAACAATATGGCTATGCTGCTATTGAACAATTGATTGAAAAATATCTTGTACGTAATCGCAGTACAAAAGAAATTTATGAAACACCACAAGTGAGATATATAATTGCAGCCGCAACAGTATTTCACAAAGAAGAGCCACATAGTGCTCGAATGAAGTACATTAAGGAATACTATAATGCTGCGAGTGATGGTCTATTTACTCTTGCTACTCCCGTGCTTGCTGGTCTTGGAACTCCTACTAAACAATTCAGTTCTTGCGTTCTTATTCGCAGTGATGATGATTTGGACAGTATATTTGCTAGTGGAGAGATGATGGCCAAATATGCTAGCAAACGTGCTGGCATTGGACTAGAGATTGGACGCCTACGCCCGTTGGGATCTCCTATTAGGGGAGGTGAGATAATGCACACCGGCATGATTCCCTTCTTAAAGAAATGGTTCGGTGATTTACGTAGTTGTTCGCAAGGAGGTATTCGCAATGCAAGTGCTACTGTTTTCTATCCTATTTGGCATCATCAGTTTGATGATCTTATTGTACTTAAGAACAACCAAGGAACAGACGAAACCCGAGTCCGTCATATGGATTATGGGGTTGTGCTTAGTAGTTTCTTCTGGAGACGATTTAAAAACAAAGAAGACATAACCTTCTTTGATCCTAATGAAGTTCCTGACTTGTATGAGGCTTTCTACAAGAATACAGAACTGTTTGAAGAATTGTACGTTAAGTACGAAAAGCAAAAAGGTCTTCGCAAGAAGACAATGAGTGCAGAAGAAGTATTCAAGTCGGGCATACTGAAAGAACGTACTGATACAGGACGTATCTATCTAGTGTTCATTGACAACGTCATGAACCAAGGTCCGTTTGACCCAGAGTACCATACCATTTATCAGAGTAACCTTTGCTGTGAAATTCTTCTTCCTACTAAGTCTTTTAAGCGTTTGGATGACGCTGATGGTCGTATTGCACTCTGCACTCTCGGTTCAATCAATTGGGGAAGTTTCCGCAATCCTGAGGATATGCGTAGGGCTTGTCGTATTCTTCAGCGCAGTCTGTGTAACATACTTGACTATCAGGATTTCTTAAGTATTCAAAGTAAGTTAAGCAATGACGAAATACAGCCGTTAGGAATTGGTGTAACTAATCTTGCCTACTGGCATGCTAAACGAGGATTAAAATATGGTGATTCAGATAGTCTTGCAGACGTTAAGTCGTGGATGGAGCACCAGGCGTTCTATCTCACAGAAGCCACAGTCGACCTTGCCAAAGAAAGAGGCAAGTGTAAAGACTCGGACAAAACTTGGTACGGACGAGGCATCTTCCCGTGGGAAAGACGAGCCAAAGGTGTAAATGAATTAACTAGCTTTGTTCCAGAGTTAGACTGGGAACCACTGCGTGAACAAATGAAAGAATACGGTGTCCGTAATGCTACCTTAATGGCTGTTGCACCAGTAGAATCAAGCAGTGTTGTTATTAACAGTACAAACGGCATTGAGCTACCCATGAGTCTAATTTCTACTAAAGAATCAAAAGCAGGTTCCTTTACACAGGTTGTTCCTGAATATCATAAACTTAAAAACAAATATCAACTAATGTGGGAACAAAAAGATTGTCAAGGCTACTTAAAAACTGCGGCTGTGTTAGCAGCTTACATTGATCAAAGTATTTCAACAAACACATTTTACAATCCTGCACACTTCCCTGATCGTAAAGTTCCTACAACATTGATTGCTAAAAATTTAATGCAGGCTCAGTTGTGGGGTTTAAAAACATTCTATTACAGCCTAATTAACAAAGCAGGCAGCAGAGCAGTAGAAGAACAGCAGCCTAAATTAAACGGATTCCACGAGGCACCCTTTAACGGACATGAGATTGAATTTGTAGATGATGACTGTGAAAGTTGTAAATTATAATGTTAGAAACTATTTGCGATATTATGGTAGACGCTTATAAGCGTAACTGGATTACCAGCCGTGATGGTAACGTAAGTATTCGTCACCACGACCGTGATCACTTTTACATTACACCTAGCGGTGTTCGTAAACAAACTCTACAGCCTGATCAGTTTAAGAAGATTGGCATTGAGAAAGGTTACTATGATCAGCCTCCTCGTCTGTATCATGCCAGTAAAGAACTACCCTATACTGAAATCAGTGCCAACCTAAAGCCAAGTGGAGAGCTACCATTACATTTTGGTTTACAACGAGAAATGGGACAGCATACAGGGGAAGTCCGTGTCGTAGTACACGTTCATCCTACATACTGTATTGCCGCAATGCATGCCGGTATTGATTTGAGTACAGTCAGTGCGGCATTTCCAGAACTCAACCGCTATACTAAGGTAGCACCTAATGTTGGAGATGTTGCTCCTATTAGTCAAGAGCTTGCGGATCAATGCCATAAGCAGTTACAATTAGATAAAGACGGTAATATTGCCTATGACATAGTAGGCATCAAAGGGCACGGAGTAGTTGCTATTGACACAACACCATGGCGTGCCTATGAACATATCGAACGATTAGAACACATTTGCAAGATAGTACTTGCATCAGGAAAATATTAATGAGCAAACAACAATACAATTTACACACAAAGACAGACTACCTGAGCCGTAAGATGTTTCTGGATCCAGCTGGTCCTGTGACTATTCAACGATTTGAGGAAGTCAAATACAACAAGATTGCAGACTTTGAAAAGACAGCACGTGGCTTCTTTTGGGTTCCAGAAGAAATTAGTCTAACCAAAGATGCACAAGATTTTAAGGATGCATCAGATGCGGTTAAACATATATTCACCAGTAATCTGCTTAGGCAAACTGCTCTTGACAGTTTGCAAGGTCGCGGCCCTAGTCAAATCTTTACTCCGGTCATAAGCCTACCAGAGTTGGAAGCATTGGTCTACAACTGGACATTTTTTGAAACAAACATTCACAGTCGTAGTTACAGTCACATCATTCGTAATATCTACAATGTGCCAAAGGAAGTGTTTGCTACTATTCACGACACTAAAGAAATTGTAGACATGGCATCAAGTGTTGGTCGTTACTATGATGACTTGCACAGATTAAATTCTTTAAAAGAAATAGCTGACCCAACAAAAGAAACAGTTATAGAGGCAGCACACATTAAAGCAATCTACCTAGCACTTCACGCAAGTTATGCACTAGAAGCATTCCGTTTCATGGTTTCATTTGCTACAAGTCTTGCTATGGTAGAAAATAAAATCTTTATTGGCAACGGTAATATCATTAGTCTAATTCTACAAGATGAATTACTACACAAAGGTTGGACTGCTTTCTTGATTAATCAAGTAGTTAAAGAAGATCAACGATTCGCTCAAGCGGCACAAGATTGTCAAGACGAAGTAATTCAAATTTACCGAGATGTTATTTTAGAAGAAAAAGGATGGGCAGACTACTTGTTCCAAAAAGGTCCTGTTATCGGTCTTAATGCTAACATTTTAAAAGATTTTGTTGATTATACTGCCGCTGATGCACTTAAAGCTATTGGTATAAAGTACTGGAACGCTGCTCCAAAAACTACACCTATTCCTTGGTTCAACAAGCACAGCGATACTAGTAAAAAACAAACTGCCTTACAAGAAAACGAATCAACTAACTATGTTATCGGCGTTATGAGCGATGCTATTAACTACGATGAATTACCTGCACTATAAAGGAAATAAAAATGAAAGCTGTTATATGGAGCAAATATCACTGCCCTTATTGCGATCAGGCAAAGGCATTATTAAAATCTAAAAATATTGAATTTGAAGAACGTAAAATTGGCGATGGGTATACTAAAGAAGAATTATTAGAAGCAGTTCCTAATGCTAGAACTGTGCCACAAATTTTCTTAGATGAAAAACTAATTGGCGGATTTAACGAATTACAAATCTACATTCAAAACAACATGGAGCCGCAAAGCTCATTCTAAAGGACACACATGCTATTACAAAAATCAAAATTTGACTCTGGAGACATCGTTAGTTTAAAGTTGACTTCGGGAGAAGAAATTGTTGGAAAATTCGTCAGCGAAGATATGATGGAATTTGTGCTTACCAAAGTCGTTATGTTAGCTATGACACAAAAAGGTGTAGGTATGGCACCTTATATGGTTACTGTTGATCCGGATAAGGAATATGCAATTAACAAACAAGCGATTATTATGAAAGCGCCTACCGATAAAGAAATTGCAGATCAGTACATATATCAAACTACAGGAATACAACCTGTAAGTGCAGGAAGTATTATTAAATAAATTTTTACCAAACATCTTTGTAAATTAACTAATTTCCTGTAGTATATAAACATGAACATATATTTAGACATGGATGATGTAGTTGCCGACTGGATGGGATATGCTAGAAAATATCTTAGAATGGGATGGCAACAAGGAGAGATGGTTCCAGAAAATCAATGGAATCGTCTCAAAGACGATCAACGTATGTATAGCAAGTTGGACCTTAAGGAAGGAGCCAGAGATCTTGTTGAATGGTGTCAAACATACATAAAACAAAATCCAAAAACAGGATTATTTTTCTTAACCGCAGTGCCGCATAATAACGATATGCCTTACAGCTTTCATGATAAAGTAGAATGGGCACAAAAATATTTTCCAGATATCCCTGTGTTCTTTGGTCCGTACAGTCATGATAAATGGATACGGTGTGAAAGCCCTGAAGACATCTTAATTGACGATCGAAGATCTAATAACGAAGAATGGATTAGAGCCGGCGGCCGTGCTCACCTATACCGAACTTGGAATGATTGTAAGGTATGGTTAGAAAACGAATTAGGAGTTCTATGAAGGTTGCAGTTATAGGTGCAGGCATTGCAGGATTAACCGCAGCATACTTCTTAGCCAAAGACGGGCATGAAGTTCATGTATTCGAAAAAGAAAACGGGCCAGCTGAAAAATGTAGTTACGCTAATGGAGGACAAATCTCTGTAAGCAATTCAGAGGTATGGACTACTTGGGCTAATGTACGTAAAGGCATCAAATGGATGTTTCAAAAAGACGCACCTTTGCTTATTAGGCCTGAACTAGATTTTGATAAAGCTATTTGGTTAACTAAGTTTCTATATCATACTGCAAGTAACGACTATATTCGTAATACTATAGAAACTATTCGTATGGGTATTGAAAG